TTGTTGTCAACGGCGTGAACAAAAACATTGCTACGATGGTCAACCATCTTGGCAAAGACTCGGTAGCGCACCAGCATATGGCGGCAGGCACTGTTAACTGGTTAAAAGACAAAGCTGGCATCGTGGATGAAACTGGCAACTTTACGCAAGCAGGATTCAACAAAGCGCTCAAGCAACTTGATGACGTAAAGAATATGGAGCAAATATTTACGCCTGATGCCGCTAGTCAACTGAAGACATTGGGCAATGTTGCCAGGTATACCCAAGCCCAGCCTAGAGGCGTTTTTGTCAACAACTCCAATACGCTGGTTGGTGCATTGGCAGAAAAAGCCAAAAAGGGCATTAGCGCTGGCGTTGAAGGTGGCTTGAATGTAGTTGTACCAGGCTTACAGCTTGGCACTACCGTTATGGAAATGAGAGCAAGACGGGCCAATGAAGCACAGGTAAGACAAGCCTTGGAGTTAGGCGCAGGAGCAAAAAACAAATGAGCCTTGAATCACAATTTAGCAGCCATGAAGCCGTTTGCGCCGAGAGATACGACCAGATCAACGCACGGCTAAAAAGGATTGAGGGCATCCTTATTAAGACCGCTGGAGTGCTTATTTTTTCTATGTCTGCCATCGTCTATGCGTCACTCACGCTACATCGTTAAAAAACGAGAAAAATGATGAAGTATTTAATTGCGCTTTTATTTGTCAGTGCAGCCTGGGCCGAGCCTGCGCTCATCATGTGCCACGGCAAATATGCTCTCTGCGCCGCCAGCCCGACAACGCCAACCAACAAAACAATGGTCATTAACGGCGTGACGTTTCAGCAAGGCACTTCAGTCTGCCCAGTGCTAACAGGCAAGTCAGTTGGCGACCGCAACCTGATTGGCTCTTGCAAACCACCGCCAGGCAAGAACATGGTTTGGTCACTGTTCAGCACTGAGATGGAGTATCCCCAGGCGCCATCCTGGTCTGTGGTCAAAGCGCAGCCCCGCACCTTTGTCACCACTGCTGGCGATGGCGGCATGGCAAACCAGTGGTCTTACCCCTGCACTATTAGGCCCAAGAAGGTCAACGGCGCTACGCTGGCAGACTGCCTTGGCCCACTCAACGAAAGCCCTTGGAATGGCGCTGTAGTGCCTGTGGGGGCTACTGTGGTGACATCTGCGCCTGTTGGTTCTGCCTATGCGGTGGGCGGTAACTTGCCGTGAAAGCAAAACTTACTTTTGCCGTTACGCTGATGGTGAGCCTGACGCTTTGCGTTGTTGTGGTTGGTATGGTTGCTGTATTGATGATTGGTTTGTTTGACGAAAAAGTAGACAACAGCGAAATCTTCAAGCTGATTAGCCCAGCGTTTCAGACCATCGTTGGCGGCTTTATCGGGCTGCTGGCTGGCGTCAAACTATCACATGATGATGAGGAAACAAAATGATTGGACTAGACGCTATCCTTGGCATTGGCAGCAAGCTAATTGACAAGTTAATTCCTGACCCCGTTGCCCAAGATGCGGCGCGGCTGGAACTGCTCAAGCTGCAACAGTCGGGTGAACTGGCAGCAATGACAGCCCAGACCGAGATCAACAAAGCCGAGGCCAGCAACCCTAGCGTGTTTGTGTCGGGCTGGCGTCCAGCGATTGGCTGGGTTTGCGCTTTGGCAATGGGGTATCAGTACTTGGCTCGACCGCTGATGGTTGCCTTTATGCCAGCGCTGTCCTTTCCCGGCTTGGACGATAACCTCTGGCAACTGATGATGGGGATGCTGGGCTTGGGTGGTCTGCGAACCTTTGAGAAGACCCAAGGCGTAGCAAGTAAGTGAACCTGTCGCCGCACTTCACCCTTGCGGAACTTACTCACACCGACCACCGCAGCCTAGACAACACGCCAACTCAAATTGAGATTAGCAACCTGCAACGGCTGGCGCAGTTTCTTGAGACTGTCAAAACAACGCTGGGCGGCAAGCCGATAATTATTTCCAGTGCCTTCCGTTCCAAGGCCGTGAATGACGCAGTGGGCAGTCGAGACACCTCAAGCCATAGGCTAGGGTTAGCTGCTGACTTCCGAGTGCCTGGGGTGGTTCCTGACGCTGTGTTGAGGGCGTTGCTGCACTTACCCTATGACCAAATCATCCGAGAATTCTCAGACCCCATAAAAGGCGGTGGCTGGACGCACATCAGCATCAGCGACAAGCCCCGGCGTCAGGCTTTGATTATCGACAAGGTTGGCACTCGGCCTTTTGTTTAGTCGGGTAAGGGCAGTCATCTGGCACAAACGCCAAGCAGTGAACACCAGCATATTTGGTTGCGGTACGGGTCCACCTGTCGATGTAAACATCTGGCATCAGCGCAAGTGACCTGCTGATTTGAGATGCGCCAATGTTGAGCGCGAGTGACAACTCCATAGCAGTCATGCCATCTGGTGCCTGGGCCAGGGCATCACGGATGCGTTTTGAGAGTACGGTGGTAGTCATTTATTCTTCTCTATCAATCCAATTAGTTTGTCCCAACGTGACGGGTGCTTGATAAGGCGCAGCGCTCTGGCTTCAATTTGACTGATGCGCATCCTTGACAGATCGTACATAAAACCGATTTCCTCTTGCGTGTAGTCTCGCGTAACCCCAATCCCGAACCGCAAACACACCACCTTTCTTTCCTTTGCTGGAACGTCATTCAACACCTCTTGAACAACATCAATCATTTCTTTCTTAAACAGCTCTTCTTCCGGGTCAACACACTCCCCTTCCAGGGGTACGCAGGGCAGCTCTGGCATATCTTCGTCATGTAGGTAGCCGTGGGAGTAGTACGCTTGCTTGAGTTCTGCGCTTGCCCCCACCAGGGTGCCGTAGGGAATAGTGCGGCCCCTGACAGCCCTGGTCATGTGTTGCGCTCCGCAGCGGTGTAGAGGGGCAATGGCTCAACTTCAACACTAGTCGGCGCAAAAATGCTTGTGGGTTTTGCCCAATAAAAACCATTTCTCGGGTGGTAGTACGCCACTGGCTCTTGCGCTGGCTGTGCAGCAAAGTGATCAGCCAACTCCCGCGCCCGGTGTTTATTGATGCCCTCGCGGACTAGGCTAACCACTACCATTTCTCGCCACGGGGTTGGCTCCTGCTCTGGCTGTGCTACTGGCAATGCCTTCGTGCTACCACAGTCTTTGTAATGACACGCATCACCATCTTGGCACGGGCAGCGAGGGTCTTTTCCTATGCATGGCTCGGCTTGCTGCTCTGGCTGTGCCAAGACTTCGCGCAACCGTTCAACTTCCGCTGAAAGAATCTCAGCAACATCTACGCTGCCGTAATCGCTTCCGCTTATATCGTCTTCGCTAATTGCCCCTGCTATTTCATAACAAAGCTGTCTTGCCAAGGCTATGCTGCCGCGCTTCCTGTTGATGCTCATGATTGCTCTCCTCTTGCTCTGATGGCGTAAACACAGGCGTCAGCCACGTTCTCCGCGCTTGCTTCATGTGCCTGCTGGTATTTCCGTGCAAGGTCTTCTATCGCCGTTTCGCAAGCCTCACGCTCATGCTTGGCGACAAGGGCGGCAAAGCGTTGCAGGTTTTCATCAATTAACCCGTAAGTACTTAATATGCAATTAGGTTGATATTGTTGAGCATGGGTGTCAATGAGAAACCCTGCTTTATGCGCTAAGAGAATGATGTCGTCTTTGGTCATGTGTTTCCCCTTGCTCTGATGGCGGCGGCAAATACGCCCCCTGCTTCCATTTGCCCGTGCGTTGACCACTCGCTCAAACACACCTTCGCACAAGCCTCACGCTCATGATTGGCAACAAGATTGGCAAAGGCTTCAAGTTCTAGGACTGGCGCAACAGTTACGGTCTTGGAGCCGTCTGAGTGAATAGCGACCACCCTTTCAAACCCAGCCTCACGCGCCATGCGGATAATGCCATCGTCCCCCGCTGCTCGGCGCAAAGCCTCTGCCTCAATCCTTCGAAACTCGTCTTCCTCGGTGTTCATAGCATCCCCCAGATAAATCCAGCCAAGCCAGCAATACCTGTCACGGCAAACAGCACAAGAATTACCGTAGCAATCAAGTGCATTAGGTTCGCCAGTTCGTAATCATCATCATCATCCATGTTGTTACCTCTTTAAAATGCTAAATCGTCTTCGTCTTTGGGCAACCCTTGATAACCATCCTTTGGCTTTGGGTCATTGATGTATGCCCAGCCATCCCAGCCACCTTCCTTTACCGGGATTACTTCAATTTTGACCATCTCGCCCCGCTGAGTCTGGATAATGCTGCCAATCCGCTGATAGCGGTTTTTCTTTTCGCCTTTGGCATTGGTGTATGTGCCGACAATGCAACTGAGTTCTTTTAAGATTTTTGCCATGATTTTCCTTAATAAATGTGTTGCTTGCTGATTTCTTGAATCACTTGGTCATAGTAGACCCGTGCCGCCTCAACTTTGATTTTGATTTTGTCTTCCAAAGCTGCATCACGTTTATACGGCACGATGGTCACTCGCAGTTCTCGATTAATGTGATCGACCTTGTGCAGCTGCTTGCTTTCGTAACCAATCAAATCGTCTGGAGTGCTAACCAAGCAGTAAGCAATGTCTGCCCGTGGCTTGTCCCACAGCATCATGTAGGCCCGTAGCTGCCATTCGTACCCGGTATCTCTGCCCTGGTCAGCCAGGACATAGAAGGTGGTCAGGCACCAGCTGGACTTGA